ATATAACCACCAAGATAAACGCAATAAAGGCGAGTGCTTCCCAAAAGAATTCCAAGCAAATTGGTAGACTTGTTCGTGAACTAGAAGATTATGTGAAGGCGAATACTGTTTCCAGCACCTAAATAAGGTGTGAAGACAGTCGGTATAGATTATTCCCTATGCTCTCCGTGCGTTGCCGTAACCCACGATGGTGTCCATTACGAGGCGCACTACTTAACCGATACCAAAAAGTTCTTAGGCAATTGGAAATACGGCAATATCTCCGTTACAGGCTGGCAATACCCCGAATGGCACACACCAGAAGAACGCCATCACCTGATATCAGAATGGTCTGTGGCGTTGTGTATTGACGCTGGCCGTGTAGTTATAGAAGATTACGCCATGGGTGCAAAAGGCAGAGTTTTTCATATTGGAGAAAACTGCGGTCTCTTAAAATGGAAACTGTGGAATTTAAAAATTGGGTTCGCAGTTGTGCCGCCAACAGTTTTAAAAAAGTTTGCAACAGGTAAAGGCAACTCCGACAAGGAAAAAATGCACGATGCGTTTGTGACTCAATTAGGTGTGGACTTACGGGCGGCCATGACTCCAACCAACACAAAAGTAGGTAATCCTGTGTCTGATATTGTGGACGCAATCTTCCTGTGTCGATTTACTTTGTGACTTCAGGGTACACGGTGATCATGCCTTGCACCACTCGTATTCGTGTATTTGGTGTAGGTTCTGCGCCATCACTACCTAGAAGCTCTACATCGTAAAAATAAACACCAGGCTTAATGGTTGTGGTAACTGCGGCAGATAGAGAAACTCGAATAACTCCTCCAGATTCAATCGCCGCAACCAAAGATTTGGATTCAGAACTAGAATAGAATTTTTTCATCTGACAGTACGCCGAATACTCTTGGGAAATGTCTCTAGGATTTCCGTCGGCATCTTTCACCACAACCGTGAATGAAAAATCCGATCCTTGATCCATGTCGTGATTAATTGTTGTTGCCATTATGCTGTCCTTTGCGCCAAGAAAAATTTGTAGGATGACGCTTCACTTTTAAAATAGCCACACAGTCCTCTGCTTCTCCAAACTCCTGGCAGTTTTATGTTATGCTCGTTCGTATATTCTTTGCCACCAAACCAATAAAATAGTTGCGTGTCTTGACCATCACCTTGACGAACGAAAATATTATCCATAGAGTCGTTTACTTTTGGCCCAACAATTGCGTAGGGTAAAGGATCTGTGGTGTGGTCAGGATTTCTTTCGCCAACCGAAATAATAGTGCCGATAGGATAGTTTTCGTCCGATACCGAAGTGTTATCGTTTGCGGTGCAAGAACCTAGTCCGTTTTTAGTAATATTGTGATGAAGAATGTCTGTGTAATTTTTACACTTCTCCAATGTTGTGGCGCAGGTTTTTGCAATATTTTCTTGAATATCTAAAATCTTTTTGTTAAACGGATCTGCAATTTTTTGGATCTCTTCTTTTGCAGCCGCGGTTGCAGCAAACAGATGCGCCTTGTTTTGAATATCAATATAAGATTTGTCGTTGGAATCTAACATTATGCTATTCTCATGATATAGTATAGTGGCATGTATGGTGGTAGATTTGCGTTTACACCAGATTCTCCTGTGGATTCTGTGAGATCCGAGAAGTTCTCGTCTGAATTTGAGCTGCCCATCAGTGATTGCATGTTCCCACCACTCACGGCATCCGTAGGAAGCCTGTGTGTATGTGCAACCACAATAGCATCTTTATTACCGCCTGGTTTCAGCAAAGTGTTTCCGAATTCCGTACCCACACCAACAACGAATTTGTCTGCAAGATTCGGAGTGGTTATTCCGCTTACTGTTGTGCCATCGCATATAGCCCATCCTTGCGGAACAGTGTCAATGTCTCCGCTCCACATAATAATTCCACCGATAGGAAATAATCCTTCCCCTGTTACCAACGAATCTGCATAAACTTTTGCCGCCGTTAATATTGTAGTATCTTTGTTAATCATTAACGCTGTTAGTGCTTCTGTCTGTGATGTGTCGTTGCTGTCGGAATGCGCCGTTGCTTTGTTCAAAGCATCAAGAGCTTCCGCATCCACATACGCCTGTGTTACTCCACCTGTTGTTGTTGTGGAAATTTGCGCCAGAGTTACAAATTGATTCTGTTCTGTTGCCGCAACGCCGGCCACTTGAGCTGCAATTTCAAGATAACTTCCCGACAAAATTTTTATTTTATTTACTGTTATTTCTGACATTTTTATCCTTTTAAGCTACGACTTTAGTTGCTTTGTATGCCATATTTATTAAATTCTTGTTATAAAACCCCAATTTTGTTCCTTACCTGAGTACATATAACTACTGACAGGAAGCGATCCGTTTGCTACAAAAGTACCAGAACGAGAATCACTCATATATTGCTGAAACAGAAAGCCGTGGGCGCCTCCAGTGACCCGATATGGTGTTTGATGCCAAGACACAAAATTCCATTTAGTGTTGGCAGGAAGTACGATACTCCAACAACCACCCGAAAATACCACACTATAGTTTCCGATGCCGTAATGCCATGCAAATTGTTGACCTACTGAGCCGCCATCAGAAGCAGAAGTGCTTTGTGGTAAAACTGTATAAGTGGGTTTTCCGTCTACATAGGCTTTGTTTGCTAGTTGTGTAGACAACGAGCATTGTGTTGCACACACAGGAACAGGAGAAAAGGTTGCAATTCCATTAACCGTAGTATCTCCAACTAACACAGTTTTATATGCGTGAGTTACTGTTCCTACGGAATCAATTGTAACTCTCTCGGCGCCGTTGGTTTTGATTCCCAAGCTGCTGGTGTTTTTTGCATGAATCGATGCATATTCTGTACCGATGTTGCTTGTGAATTGAATTGTGGAGTCTCCAAATCCTGGAGAAGTTGTTGAGCTAAAAGGAGCTCTAATTCTGACTCCAAAATCATCGACAGCAACAGTAACAACATCAATGGATTGGCTTGTTTTTGTTTTTCCTGCAACCGTGAGCTCGTAACCGCTTTGTGCCGAACCACCAATCGCCACAGGATCGGTAATAGTTATCTGTCCTCCAAGGCCTGTGATTGTGTTTACTTTTAGTTCTGACATTGTTTTATTCCTTTAAGATACTTTCATGATATAGTATAGTGCGTAATATGGTGGTCGGTTTTCGTGTGGCTGATCTCCACTACCTATGGTGGGCATAGGATTACCACTACTATCAACTACGGTTCCTGTAGTTGCAACCATAGAACCAGAGTCTTGAGTTTCACCCCCTCCTGCATCATGTTCTTCCAATTCTCCACCATTTTGCGCCGATATAATTGTTGCTCCTGCTGTATTTGTAGCAGACTGCATATAAGGCCTTGGGGTATTAGTGCCTGCGTTAACTGAACAAAATGCTCCATATTTGTGTTTATGATTTGTTAAATTTGTTATTGATGTTGGAACTTGTGATGCGGTTAGAGTTACTGTATTTGAACCACCTTTGTCACCGACGGTATACGACGATCCTACACTAACAACGAATTTGTTCGTAAGATCTGGTGTGGTTATTCCGCTTACTGTTGCGCCATTACATATAGCCCATCCTGAAGGAACTGTGGCTGAGTTTCCGCTCCACATAATAATTCCACCGATAGGAAAATTATCTGTCCATATAGGAGGCAATAATGGGCCTTGAGAAGTTAAAATTTGTCGCGAGGTTCCGGCGGTTTCGAGACCAATAGTCGTTCCTAATTTTAAAGGGCCAGTTAAGGTTACCGAAGTAGAGTCCACAAGAAACTTAACCAGTCCTGTTGCATTCTCAAAAAATACAGAAGGAGAGAGTGTTATTTTGTTTGCAAGCGCAGGTTCTATTCTATCAACTTTTAGTTCTGACATTGTTTATCCTTAGAGAATTTTCCACTTAAACCCACTTGCAATCACAACCGTGTTGCCTGTCTTGATAGTTATTCCTGTTCCAGGATCTACCGTGTAGACTCCGTTTGGATTTTCTGGGAACAACGCCGCACTCATGGTCAACCCAGTATTTATGGTGGTTAAACCTGTAGAATTAAACATTCCACCAAAAAACATTCCATGATGAGGAACAGTTTCCCATGCAGGAGCCGCACCTGTTGTGTCACCATTGTAGATATGAGGCCCAACTTTAAGGCCTGATCCACGAACTTCCAGCGACATTTTTGGATCATCGGTGCGAACACCAACATTTCCTCGTGTGTTGCCTGTGCCACTCTTGATAAACACTCCTGCTTCTCTTTGAATTCCTGACAGGCCGTCCACCATAAGTTTAAGATCGTTGCCAACACCTGATAGTACCCATGACTGATTTCCTGTGTAGCCGTCGCCAGAGTAGCCTCCCAAAATTCTAAGATCATACGCCGATGAGTGCGGAGACTTTAGATCTATCTGTGCGCCAGATCCACCACCCATATTCAATTGCGCCCAACCAAACGAATTTATTATTTCAACATTCGCTGCTTGTGAAGTTGCGGTGAGTGCGTTGAACAGTGTATGACTGTTGAACTCGTAATTTCCTGGGCCTGAGAATGTAAGACCGCCACCTGTGTGTGAGTCGTTTGTTTCTCTTGACAAAGCTTGAATGTTGTATCTTGCGTTTGCACGGCGGTCGGCGGTTTGACCACCATCGGTATGCAATTCCTTTTGTGGTTGCATATCATGACGAACATAGCGATCATCATGGTTATGGCCGGTAAGAATCATTGCATTCGTAGTCGCCTTGACTCTGATAATCCAATGAGTCACAACCGATGGCGGATACAAGTAGCCTGAATATGTTGTAGGAGGACAGCTAGTTCCTGTGCATAGACACTCGTCATATTGTGAGCCACTTGTGCAACACTTAGGATTGTGTCCTGCACCACCTGTGCAACATGCGGCAGGAATTCC